ATCCTCGCCAAGACGCAGTGGTAGCACCTGATTAAATGCCCATCCGTCGGTTTTTTCAAACACACCCCAAACATCAGTTGCAGTATCGTTATCAATCCATACGCGGTCTTTATCTCTCCAGCCGTGTGGTGGAGTAAAATCAATGATGTTGCTCACGCTGGCAAAGCGCACACTCTTCATGCGTAAGTATACTCCGCTGCCTGTTGCTGTAGACACTTGCTGGAAGAAACTCAGGCCACGGTATCCAGTAACAGTAATACTCAAACCGTCTTCGACTGTTATCACGCGATAAAAACCATCGAATGAATTATCGTTAAAGTTTTTAACCACAACCAATTCGCCCGGGCTAGTAACGTGCGGCTTATCAAACACAAACAATAATGTAGTCGGTGTTACTCTTGTGATTGATACCAACAGAATGTCTGTTTCTGTGGCACGATATATGTTCCACATTTTATCAGTATCAACTGCTACCCATAACTTGTACCCTGAGCCAAGGGTGGCAACTAATCCAAAATAATTTTGGTAATTGGCAATATCGTACATGGTGCCGTCGATGTCATCGATGCGCGGATATCCAGCAGTGACATTGTCACTGATTCGAGGTCTGTAATCACTACGTGCCTTGACAATGTTTTTGCTGTAGATTTCTTCACTGGTACGATAGATTGTGCGTGGATTGAAATTGATGGCACCTGACACATCAGATTCGCCCAAGTTTAATAGAACAATAGTAGATGGGTCTTCTGTAAATTGTTGTTCGTCTAGGGTTACTTCAATAAATTGGTCACTGCCAGTTGCGCCATATTCGCCAACACGTAATGCCCATTCTTCGTAGTACGAAACTTCACTAGACACGCGATCAAACTGTCCAGCAGTTAAACTAGTGATAGCATTTTTTGTGCCTTTTTGCTTGATGTAGCCTTGGTAGAATTTAAGTTGGCTTGTGCGACCAATTCCGAGATCCTGCAAATAATCACGGTTACGGAAACCAATCAGGCCATTACTGTATTGGTCAAATATTTCATTACGATTCATCTGGTCTGGATCGTAAAAACCACGGAAACTATTTGCGGCGTTGGAGAAATTGGTCAACAATCCGGTCTTGATCTGATCCTTGTCAATTGGGCGCCAATAGGTAAAATCAAACTGTGTGCTTTCTGGCACACGTTGCAGGGCCATGTAATATTTGTCTTTGTATGCTACCAAACTGCCCAGGTTGTAACTGGCATTTTGCACCCAGTCTGCAACTGTTTCGTCATTGTAGATATAACCTGGGGCATTCAATTGTCCGTTCCAGTTTCCGGACTTGTATCCAATCAAACGCAAACGATATTGTCTATTGCCTAGCTCTGGTTGATAGATAACATCATTGAAAACTGTGGTATTATCAAAGATCAGTACATGTTCGTAACTGACCAATGTTAAATCAGCCAGTGCAATCATTTTGTTATACAATGCCGTTGCAGTAAACACACCGTTGTCTCGAGTGACACTATACTCGCCGTGGCGTATCAATGAAAAGTTCTGATCCAATAATCGATTTCCATCAGACTTGTTAGAGATGTTATCAACCACGCCGTTTTCGGACACCACTGTAATTTTGCTACCAATCGGACTTAGGATGATTACACTGCCAGTTCTCCATCCCTGTTGCACCCATGTCAACAGTTCACGAATGCTTAGATCCCAGTCACGTGTGATGCCAAGGTCTGGATCAACATCAGAAAATACAAATCCAATTGAGCGCAGATATCTGCTGTAGCTAACGAAGAAGTCTGCGATTTGTTGTAGATTGGTAAACTCTGTGCCGTAAGGCACTGCTAGTTTTAATAATTTGTAATCTTTGTATACTGCGACACTTTGATTAACTTCTGTCAAGGTATAGGAATTGTTGTTTGGCTCACTTGGTACTACTGTAAAGTATGGACGAGAAGCATCGTAGCCGCCAACCTTGTAGCCTCGATCAGTTTTCTCAACAATAACTGCACTGTAGGTCAAACGTTTAATCGGTGTGCTCTTGTTCAAGTACACACGATAGTTTTCGTCCGGAACTACGATATTGCGACCGCTACCGCCTGGTGAACTTTGTTCGGCAATAACTTCTAACATTTTTTTATCAGTGAACCCAGCAACTCTATAGTTTAATCGTACATCAAGTTTTGTTAAGGAATCACTCAACTTAGATGCACTATCAATACCTTTGTATTTCAAATAATCGCGCACCCAGTTTGCATACCCAGCAGTTAGCACTGGTGTAGATCCATCTAGTCCAATGTTTGGAACTAGTAAAGATGTTGGTGTTAATCGTTGTCGGGTACCCGAGTAAACAATTTGTCCAATTTCTGTATCGTACTTGTAACGACTGTTATCAAACAATGTGCCGATATAAAATGCCGGTCGAGCTAGCATCATTGCAATTTGCACAGCATAAGGATAGTTACTGCTACGTCTCCAGGCTGTTTCAACAGGGCCGTGGTCACCAATAGCAAAACTCAAACTAGTATCGTCAGCATTGAAATTTGCTACCAATAACTTTACAGGTTCAATTAGATTGCCGTTGTAGTCAACAGGAACAATCTTACTCAGTCCTGGACGTGCAAAACGTGTATCAATACCAGCGCGAGCTCCTTGTAGGATTCGTCCTGCTTCTAAGTCTTCCCACAAAACTTTGTTGCCGCTTGTGTATGGTGCTGGACCATAAGCGCCTTCCCACCAACTTGGTTGTTGACTAAATCCTAGCATCTCCCACGGAGCATAATGAGGACGATCGGTATCGTAGTATTGTTTATAGATACCTCTCCAGTACCCAGGCAGCTCGTTACCTTGTAAATCAGTAAATCCTTTATAGTTCCATGACCATGGATCGTTTGGATTGAACCACTTGTTTTCACTATAGTCTAACTTGTTAGTGCCGATCCAGCTCAAGAAACTACGTGTCAAAAGTTGATCAAATTCATTTCGTGTGTAGTCAGATGAACGATAATGCCCTGGTAGTGTATTAAAAATTTCCAACAAGGTATCGTCGTAATTTACTTTGATATTGTTATAGATGCGAAGCTCAAGTTCCATTAACAATTGATCGCGATAATCACCAAATGCCGGAGTCAAACTACCATCATGACCTTGTATTACCTGTGTTGGCACACGGTATGTGGTATCCAGTAACATTGTGGGAATAAACTTTGGATACAATCCAAGTTTGGTCGGAGTCTCAGGAACGTAACACTCAGTTGTGTTGGTACAATCCACAATGTCAAATTGTGTTGTGTATTTTAGCACCACGTGATCTGCAATTACAATGCTAGAAATATCTGTAGCAAACGTAAAATCAATATCAATAATCAATTGAAGGTATGTGTTATCTGCGGTGTCTTTCAAATATACCAACACGCTACGACGGCTGAGCACAGTGGGATCAAATGTATTTGGAATCAAATATGTACGTTGACGTATGTTCAATACTGGTAATGTTGTTTTTGTCTTGAACTTAGAGCCCCACATCAACATGTCACTGTCATACCACGGAGCCATTGAGCTCTTGCCCAACATGATGCTAGACATAATGGTATCAACTGATCCAGGAATATCTTTTACGTTAACTTGAATCTTGCCGGCCTGGTCTAAGAAACGATTCTTAAACTTCACATATTCTCGCTGTGCATATTCTGTAGCCTGTACGATATCTAGATCTTTATCAATCATAAACAAACTAGGCATGCTCATTGAACTAGCATGTTGCAAGATGCTGCCTTGCCAGGATTTTGTATTCAGGTCGCGTAAATTATTACTACCCAATGCTTGCCCAACAACACCATAATTGTTGTCTGTTTGTGCAACCAAGTGATTACGGATTTGTCCTAGTGTTAAAAAATTAAAACTGCTGTTTAGAGGATTGTAATCCAGATTGATTGGAGTATCGTATCGACCCAATACGCTTTGTTGTTTACTATAAACTTTAACGACCACAAGATCACCGGTTGTTAAATAATTAGAGTTGATAACAACTGCGCGGCGGCCTCCATATTGATCAACAGTATATGCTGTTTCGGGCACACGTTTGCCTGCAACATAAACTTTTAGATACGGAATAGTCTTAGACTCAAGTGGCGTTACATCTATTTCGAAATAATTGGTAGTGCCATCAAATTCTGAAGTAATAGATTGATACTGTTTGCTGTCTTCGGTTATTTGAGTCCAAATATTTTTTAATTTGAATCCTGCATCAGTTTTTTGTTTTAGAACAAAGTTACTGATTGCGACAGTGTCTTCATTGAACCCATTCAAATAATTAAAGGATTCGTTTTGGAAATAGTTAGAAAACTCAATGTCGCCAACGTTGTTGAAATTCTTGTACACCAACGGGAACTTCAGCACAGGATCTTGTGTTCCAGTACCCACGCGGTAACCAAAGATTTTTGTGCCAAAGAACTTGCTGCCAGGATATGCTGTGGCGTCGGCTGCGCTGTAACCATCGGTATTGAATGCATCAAACAACGGCTCTTGATTGATATTAGATTTTTGTTGTGCAGGCAACCACTCAGTACCGTTAAAATAGTATTGGTTGTATGCAACAATATTTGTTGCTGTTTGTGTTTTGTTAGCCGGGGTGTTTACTAGTACAGTATCCCCTGCTTCGTACGTTTCCGGGGTTGTGTCGTTTACATCAATTGCAGAATTCTCAAGATTGATCAACGATAATGCCTCTGCGGCCAATGTAAATATTACTTCAACATCAACAAATGCAGATTGATCAATGTCTACAATAACTCGAGCTTCAAATGTATTTGACGCTGTTTGTTCGTATACAAATCCTACTACCACAGGAATGTCTGCACCAGTTGTAATACCAATACCGTTTGAATCAAACGAACTTGTAATCTTGGATCCAACTACGATATCGGTGAAACTAGAAACAGCCAGTACACGATTACCTGGATAAAATACATCTAATGTTCTATCATTGATATCTTTATAATTTACAAGGCCAGGTGTGCCAAGGCAAGTTGCTAACAAAGTAACAGATGGATACCGTGGCTGTATGGTAGCTACAGGTGCGCTTGCATACCCTGCACCTTCATCACTGATGACAATATAGTCAATTTCTGCTTGCTCTAACTCAACACTCATTACTGCATTATTAGACAGTTTAACTGGTGTTGCCGACGGCAAAGTAACAGCACGGCTCAATGTAATTCTGTTGATATAAGAATCAACCGCAGTGACTCTAATGTCAGCCAATAGGGTATCGGCTAAAGTTTGAAACACCATGCCAGGTTGTATACCCAGCACAGAATTTAATGTTACCACAGTTCCTTCGAGAACTTCATTCACAAGAAGGAATCCAGTTTTTGTATTTCCAGCAACCCGTGCACCACTACCACGGCCGTCGGTGGTAAAGAATCTGTTTTGTGCAGTTACAAATATGCGAGAACCAGCTGGCAAATCAATCTGCTCGCCGTCACTATCCAAGCTGTCAATGACATTGCTTAGGATCAATCGGTCGCTGTCAATACTATCTACTGTTAAAATTTGAGCATTGGTTTTGGACACGTCCATGAAAAAACGATAGTCTGCATCATACGGACCTGTTGTGTCTGTTGTGGCGTACGGAGTTTGTCTAAAATCTGTGTAGATTTCGTCTCCGTTTACTGCGGTAATCAAAAATACCAACCAACCGGGTTGTACCGGAATTAGATCATCGCTATTGGCAAAATACAATATATCAGTACCATGTGTTACTGTTTGTGATGTTGTTAATTCTAATCCACTCACAACATCAACTGTGATGCCTGAACTAATAGCGTAGCCATTGCCGTTTGTGGTTACGTTGATGTAGCTAATAATGTCATCGTTGGTAATTGCCGTTGCAGTAGCAGGATTACCAGATCCGTTGTACCAAACAGCCACGTTTGGTGCAGTGGTGTATCCAGATCCTGGGTTAGTAACAGTAATGTTGTAAATGCTGTTGTTGTCGCTACGTGCAAATGCTTGTGCTGTTACGCCGCCAAACACTAACTTAGTACCAGGTTTGACTCGAACTGTGCGGGTAGTTTCAAATTGTGTAGAACTGATAACTCGATTAACTGTGGTCAGTCCATAGTCTATCGTATAGGCTGTGAGCGTTCCGCCGGAAATGTAATCGCCGTAATTACGAGAGTCTTGTTCGTTGCCTGTTGTCAGACCTGCATCGGAATACAACTCAATGGCTGTTTCGCTGACTCGATAAACATAGAAACGTGCATAGTTTAGATCAGTTGTACCTAACACATCGCGAACATATACCAAGTCACCGTTTTGTAAATTATGTTCGGTGGCAGTAATAATACGTGTTGGCACCGCGGTAATAACAATATTGCTAATTTCAATTGGTTGTAAACCACCACACACTGCCATGCCAACGTCCAGCATACCAGTATCATCAACGGTGATCACTGTGTGATCAATCACTGTTGTCTGTACAGTGGCGTAGGTGCCGGCATCAACGTTGGACTTAAATGTCCATATGTCCCCGGCTTCGACTGCAGAAATACCAAAAACTGGTGTCTCCAAGCTTCTGTTGGCAATAACTGCTGGAGCATTGATGGTAACCAAGTTTGCACCGTTGTCAACTGCTGTGATAATAGAGCCGCCGATGATACCATTGGCAATAATTTGCATGCCTGGTACCAAGTAATCCCACAATGTGGTAGAAGTGCTTGCAACTGTTCCGATGTTTCCAGTACTGGCAGCATAGGTATTGCCGGTGGTAGAAATTGTAAGAGTTGGGTTGGTCAGGTAACCTGACCCAGGATTCAACAAACTAATTGATTTGATTGCTCCATTGGCATGCAAGTAAACATAGTTCACTGTTGCTGTTACACCAGCTGGGGTAGTAGGAGCAGAGATTGTAGCTGTTACGTTTGACTGGAAATATCCCAGGCCAACGTTACTAAATGTGATGTTCAAGTTACCGCTGGTGGTAGCCAACGCTGTTGTTACCACAGGGTTAGGAATATTGCCGGCTGCAATTTCAAATGTTAATCCGGTGGTACTTATTTCAGCATTGGTAACTGTTGCCCAATATTCGTTAGGATTAGAAAGCACCACGTTTGCGGCGTATGAATAACTGGTTCCTCGAGAGTCGATTCGTATGTAGTCAACTTGCTTGAATGGACGATATACAATATCAAGCCCAGCAGGAGTAACGTAATCCGTATTGATTTTGATATATGGATCTGCAACATAATTCACGCCAGAGTAACTGACAACAACGTTGGATACACCGGTTGATTTCAATACAACGTTACCTGTAGCAGTCATAGTACCAATGCCAGGCAGTGGTGCTGTGAATGTCACACTAGGTACAAAATTGTACGCTAGATTTGAAGTGATACGAGCGCCACTGACTGTGTAAATTGGCAAGTCTTGGGTGCTGGTACTGACCAAGTGCAACACTGTGCCAACATCAGTTGTGATTTCTTCCACTCGATAGATTCTTCTGCGAACTTCCGGATCAGCATCATTTGCAAAAATAATACGTGTGCCTGGAGTAAGTTCTCGGGTGATACCATTGGGCATTTGAACAATGTATTTGTTCTTGCCTTCTACTTCTTGGAATGCATCAGTCACAACAAAATCAAGAATATCAATTGGACTCTTGGCCTGGCGACCATAATCAAACAAATAAATGTCTGGGTCAAATTCAATGATCGGACGTTTTCCACGCTGAACGCCAGCTAAATCAAGCAGTAACGGATCTTCACGGTACTGTGCGGCTAGTTCAACGGTTTGAATATGGAACCAACGATTACTACGGCTCCAGCCGTTTAGATCACGACTGGCACGATTGATCGTGATGTAGTCAGGCTCTGTCAGGCGTGATGTATTTGCATACTGCTCGGGTACACTGAAATTACCGATGTTAATCAGTTTGATTGCAGTACCAACGCCTTCAACAATATATGCATTGCCTGCATAGCGAGCAGGAACGATTGTGTTATCGAATCGTACATGTAGTCCGTTGGTGAATTTAACTTTGTTTGGACTTGTGTAGTTGATCTTATTCAGGATGTCGGCGGCAACATCAATTGATGCTGTGCCAGGCTCTACCAAACGAATAATACCAAAGAAATCTGGATTGCTATCGTCTTGATAATATAACTCTGTCAACGGTGCAGTAACTGGCTCAAGTTCTTGAAAGTATCCATTTGGTGCTTTGATAAACTCTACGTTTGCGTATTGTGTGCCAGCACGTACATATACTTTTTCACCAATGGCAATTTCTGTTGTGGGAACTAGTTTAATCAGTTGACGGCCATTGCCAGCATCAACGGTGTCGATACGGAACACACCAAAACGACTCTGCGATGGTACAGTAGTGCCATATTCAAAACCTTCGCCGGTGTAATCAAAACTGCCAGTGGCACCAGTAGTACTGCCTGTGTCAAAGTTGCCAGGGTCTGTCCACTGGTCTGCAACAGAGTCTTGATTCAAGAAGATAATTGTTTTGCCGGATAATCCTTCACTGACTCCGTCGAAGCCACCCAGTTGTTTAACAATGTTGTTCAAGTGGCTTTGAATTTGGTTATAGCTAAGTGCTGTGGCAAAATCCACTGTGGCGGCCAATTGAGCACGAGTTGCACTACCTTGAGCATCTGTCGTGGGCACTGTAAATTCAATCGTACCATTGTCAATGCCGTTGTTTCGCAAACCATAAATTTGTCGATTTAATATTTCTGATGCCACGCTGGATGTACCAGTTACCCCTGGGCGAATCTGAATCCAGAATGGATTGTTGGCTTGGTTAACACGGAACTTGTATGTTGTTCCTTTGACCAATGTAATGATAGGATTACGGTCAGTTCCAAATTCTGTAAACTGGTAACTTTGACTTGCACTAGAACGAGTAACGTTATATTCTAACGCAATATCAACAGTTGATGCTGTTACTGTGACTTCAGGTGGACCGTCGGGCAACCATAGGTATTGTGTGAAGTTAACAAATTTATCAAAATCAAACACCCCATCAAAACTGTAACTTTGATTTGTAAACAAACGACTATGGTCATTTGTGAAACCACCGTAGTATGCAATCTGTTGCAACAGGTCTTGATAGTTTGCATAAAAGCTAGTCTTGCCTTGCCCTGCATCAACAATGGTGCCTGCCTCAACTTGATAGTTCTGACGTTCAGTGCTGATCTCTGTTACGTATGTGTCTCCAGTTTTCCATGTGGGAGTGTCTTGTCGACCAACATACGAATCAAGGCGCACTGAAGAATCTGCTTCACTGACCAATTGGTCAATAGTTGCCGCCAAGAACTTACGGTTAGAATCGCTTCTAAATATCTCGGGTAAGTAGTTAATGCTTTTGGTTGCCATGCTCTAATCTTTATAGTTGTACTGCGGTAATAGCTGTGATGATTTCAACGTCGTCTACGGTTGCACAGCTGATTGTAATTTCGTCAGGCTCTGCGTTAATTTGATATAAGCTACCAAAAATTAGTTGTGTGCTTTTTGGAACAATAACAATACTACTAATCTTGGTTGTTAATTCTGCATGTAAGTATGCGCTCAATTCACTGAAGTAAAATGTTTCGCCAAAGTCCCAGTTGTTGATGTCAAAATATGCATTCACTGCGGTAATGACAGCTACTTTGACGTCGTTGTCGCTAATAACAACTTCAGCGTTTTTAACAACTTTGAATGTGGCACGAAGTGCTTCGTCGGCTTTGCTACCAAACACCAGTTTGAAACGACCAGTGTTGTAAATGATAGTATCGCTTATGGTTTTGTAATTTTCTAGCTCGCCGTATGCCAAACGCAACTGTTCGACATCAGTTTCAACCGGTTGAGAAATTTTACCGCTGTTGTCTCTGATCCAGGCCTGGTAATCTGTAGCATAGGCTTTTGTAAGGATATACAAGTCAACAATGTTGTTTGGACTTGGATCAATACGTCGGTTGGCTGGACTTGTGTGTCGGTATTGGAAATACAAGTCTCGACGACCATACAACCACAAATACTTTTCACTGTTGGCGCTACCAGTCAATGTGCGTGTTTCAACACCACGTGTGGCAACCACAGACAAGTCATAAAATGTATTTTCATCTGTTGCATAAAAAATTTGTCCGTCTTCGTACAAGTTATATGCCTGAACAATATCACCCTGTGAAGCATACGCTACACTGACCAATACGCTGTCCAATGGCACATATTGCACAAAGTTATTGCTATTGTATGTTTTCTGAAAGTAAACGTACTTGTTGTAGTTGGTATTAACCGCAGGATTAACCAACTCTTCAAAAACGTCAGGATTGTCAGGCACGCCGTCACGATTAACGTCGGCAAATTTGACAAGTATTTTGTTTGTGTTTTCGCGACCGTCCGGGTCTATAATCATCTTGTGTATAAACCACTGCTTGTCTTCATACAATGCAGTATTACCGTCCGGTACACTATTGGAACGCAATATTTTAATTTGATCGCTTAGTGTGGTTGCGCTCTTGCTGTCGTACACTCGTACCTTAGGATCAAAATAAAATTTAGTTTCTTGTTCGCTCTGGAACACGTAGTCAATTTGTCTATAATAAATGGTATAACCAAATGTTCCTGATACAAATGCCATTAGCCAAGAGCTATCCAATGAGCTTGAAGTTGTATCTCCTGCGTATGTTTCACTGTATTCGGCATTGTAACCATCTGTGTTAATCAACACTGAGTTAGTTTGTTTTAATTTCAAATCTTGTGGTTGGATCAATGACCATTCTTGATTGACTTGGTCAAAACGTATGCCAAAGTTTTTCTTACTGTTAATCAATGTAACCGCACTACGCAAAACAGTTTGTGGAATTACATTGTAAATTTTAGGAATGATTTCTTCAATGTACGACCCGGTCGGCACAAAGGTGCTCAGTGTGATAGGTCCGGAGTCTACAATAGTTAAAACACCAGCACCAGTGCCATCGCCACTTACGTTGACAACTGTTGCGTAAATGTAAGAGCGGTCGCCTGTGTTAGTTGGTGTACCGAGTGTGATTTCGCCAGCGGCATTGAAATAACTAACACCTGCCGCCTCAGACGCACGGAATTTAATAATACTCCCTACTTTTATGAAACGCAAAGCATTCGAACTGGCATCACCAACTTTGAGTGCTGGCAGTGCCAAGGTATTTGCCAGTTGAACACCAGTGGCTGTGTTGATGGTATCTATATAATTTGATTTTAGTGTGACAAAGCCAGTACACTGGCCAGTACTGATAGTCATTTGCTGCCAGACACCATCAAAGTTTGAACCATTGATAGCAATATTTTGGGTGTCGAAGCGTGGTAACTTGGCGTAAACAAATTGTGTAAATGGAATATATCCATCTGTCAACAAGGTGTTGTTTACTGTTTCGTTTAATTGGCCAACGATGTCGCCGCTCACTCCTGGAACAAAGTCGATACTATTGATTACTTCATTGCGATACAAAATACCATCTTGTGCAAAGATGTTTGTACTTGAATACTTGCCTGTGATGTCAATGGTGTCTAGGTATCGACTGATACCAGAGCTGGAACGGTTGGTACTCTTTATTTTAAGAATACTATTAAATTTAGTGAATGGCAGGATGTTGTAGTCCTCGCCAGTGATCATACGATTCTGTGTATAGTACTGTTGCGGTGCCTTGGTTTTGATCTCAGTAAGGGTTTCACGTGCTGACGCATTGTTCACTGTGTAGTACAAGCTGCCGCGAATGTTCAGTGTTTCTGTACGACCATTACGGCTTACATAGTTGATAGGAATTAAAATGTTTTGCATTTCCACTGGGGAAATTTTGTAGTTTAATCCGTTGCTCACACGATAGAAGAAACGAAAGTTACCGCTTGGTATGTTTGCAAATGCGCCGTCACCAAATACCAGATCAATTTGATCGCCTGCACGAGTATTAACTTGATATAGATTACGTTCGGTGCTGGTGTTGTACACAACGTTCACCCCAACAACGTTATCAACCTTGCTCCATAATTGTATATAGTTGCCTGCGTCGTCAACTTGATATAACCAGCAGTCTTCATTGTTGATATTATCAATCTGGATGCTGACCACGCGGTTAGGAAGTTTCTGGTCCAGTGAAAAGTCTAGGTTACGCAACTCGCCTTGCTTGAAATAAACAAACCAACCAGTGTTGGTTGAATCGTTGCCAAGGTTATCATTACGATATAAAATGTTAAAAATGCTTTGCGGACGTGGTTCACGTTCGTAAATATATTCTTGATTTACTGCGGTTGGGCTGACTGCTTCAAAACGCATGACTGTGTTTTCAACAGAAGTGCTGTAGCTGAATGTGGGCAACACACTATTTAGAATGTTGATGCTGTACTCATCTGTTGTGATGCCGCTGATACTTGATGAGTTGCCCGGTTTACCAACCACCTGACTGTCGATCAATGCTGAGTTAAAAATCAAACTCATTTGTTCAAGCCAGTTGTCATTTCCTGGATCGTTCCAGGTTACCGGAATGTTACCCAAACTGATACCGTTGCTATCAGTCAGGCTTTCTGTTGTGGTCACTGCTTCTACCCGTAAAAAACCACTGGAGCTTACATTTCTTTTTGGAACATAGCTAACTAGTCTTGCTAGGCGTAGTACACTGTCGCGGCGTTCTGCGGTGTCAATAAAATTCTCACGTGCATTCAAATCAGCACGGAAAGCTAGTGATTGCCCTAAAAATGCAATCAAGTCAATCAGGGCCACATATTCGCTAGACTCAATAAAGTCATTGAAATCTTCAGGATAGTAGGTCCTTAGATAATCAATCATGCTCTTACGCAGGGTTTCAAAGTCGTAGCTTTGGAAATCAGCGTTCTGGAAGCTTTGATATACTTTCTTCCAATCCTGTTGGACCAGCAAGTTTGTTTGTCTAGTAGTAGCGGCCATCTGTTATTTTTCCCAGTTTGTGTATTTACCAGATTGTAAAACTGGTATTATTATCACACTTTAGTAAGAGTCTGACTGTCTCGATTAAATTGCAAGGTCATTTTGTCAATTTCGTTTGTGGCTAAAAAACGCACAGCAATACTCAAATTGATGCCATGTTCGTACTCGTCCACCACAACTTGTTCTAGCACAAGTCTAGGGTCGTAGGAGCAAATCAAGCGCACTTCTTCCGTTAATGCTTCTTTGATCTCACTGTTAAACGGCTCAAAGATTATATCCCAAATGCTTGTGCCAAAATTTGGATTCATTAGTTTTTCGCCTTTGCGAATATTGAAATGATTAAACAAGTCTTGTTTGACTATTTCGTAGTCGCCGACTGCAAAACGCTTGGTTCGATTGTACGTACTAAAGCCTTTGTATAACATGATTTTTCCTTATCTATAATAGGTCGAATACTGGCTGGATACCGCGGTCGATCCTGCGGCATACAACTGATTGGGCGGAAGTTTATTTGTTGTTGTTTGCCCGGACATGGTGCCTGTCCTGGCCCAGTTGGCGGCAGCATCTGCACCATACTCATGTGCCACAGACAGCATGCCTGCTGTGTGTGCAGATGGTCCATCCGCCGGAACAACACCAGACTGTACTAGTGTTTGATAATTTCTTACAGCGTATTCCTTGGCCGCATCTTCTTGTGCAGAAGGATTTTGCAAGAATCCAGCCATTCCTCCACGGTCTTTCCAGGTATCCGTTCTATCCAATGCACCTCCGTTTGGATATTTTGCACTTGACCCAGGTTTTAATAGTCCTGTACTTTCTAATGCTTCTTGATTCATACCGTAGCGTCCTGCACCTTCACCTTGACGCATGCCATAGTCCAGGCCAGCTGGTTGTCCGCTGCCATAAGATTTAGCAAATCCCAATCCTGTCAAGTAAGAACTGACATCTCCTTGTGTCATGTTGCCAATTGGCGTGGATGCGTTTGGCGCAGTGGACGAGTCGTAACTGCTGACCTTGGGAATCATTTTGCTAGGCAATGTGTTATTTTGCAATGCGCTGGCCACACCAGGATGACGTTGCAAAAAGTCGCCTTTCAGTAGCCCACTTATGTCACCAGCGCCAATTACTGAAATCTGTCCATTATCGTCCACTGTGAGATTACTTGAGCTTTGACCAGCAGGAG